GGCGTTCATTTGGCGTTTTTCCAGGCAGTTGAAAGGGAGTAGGTGAAAGGCATTCCGCTGGTCAGGTAGTAGCGGGCGAGGCGGTAGGCAATGACGAGGCGCATCACGGTCAGTCCTCCACGTCGGTGTTGATCCAGGCCCACTTGGTGGCCATGCGCTCCAGCAGGGCGCGGGCCTGGGCGGGGGCGTTGATCACATCGGCGCTGAAGGCCACGTTGAGCAAAAGCTGCATCAGTTCGGCCATTGCCGGGCCGTCGCGGTAGTCGAGCGACTCTTCCAGCACCTCGGCCAGCACCTGCAGGCGCTGGGGCATCGGTGCACCCAGGGGGCGCGGCTGGCGGCGCTCGGCGTCCCAGTCGTTGACCATGGGGGCGAACCAGGCCGTGGCATTGGCATCGCACTCGCGGCAGGCCTTGATGAAGGCCAGGGCCATGGCGGCTTCGGCGCGCTCTTGGGCAACGGCTGCGGCGTAGCGCGGCTCGTAGTGGGCGGCGGCGTCGGCTACGGGGTCTAGGTGGGTGATGAACTCGGACACCTCGGTGGCAGCGGAGGCGGGGCGGTTTGCAGGGTGCATGGTTGACTCCTTGTAGATTGGGAAATGCACTCGCTGGAATGCACTTTTCAATCCGTCACCATCGCCAGGGTAATCCGTCTGTCTCCAGACCTGTTCCATGTTTCAACCCGTGGAAGGTTCATGCGGCGGGGCTTGCCCTTTGCTTTGCAGTGATCTGCTGGCGCTTTGTTTTGCGTTGAATGAATTATACGATAGAAAAACTATCAACGCAAGAAAAACTATCACAAGGATAGAAAATAAATCTGACCACCCGGTCAGTAGTGACTGAGCAGGCGAAAAAAAACCACCTCGAAGGGTGGCATGGGCAAGAAAAAACGGGTATCCGTAATCCGTTGTTGATTTGATTGAAAAATATCTCTTGTATGTATGTGCAATGCGCGTATAATTCAACCCATGGACAACAGACACACATTGGGGGACAAAATGCACAAGAAGATTAAGCCCGGTATCACAATCGACACCCATGTCCCTGCTTACGGCTTCGCCATGGGGGAAACAATCTACACGGTGTGCGATGCTATCGGCGTCATCTTCACCACTACCAACCCGGCAAAGCTGGAACGTTTTTATTTGGAGGCCGCATGAGCGGAGTTACACAAGAGCGCAGCCAGGCGCTTTTGCAGTCGGCAAAACACTGGCGAGAATACGCTGCAACTTGCTCTCAAGGCATCGGTAGCAGAGCGGCAATCAGCGCAGCGGTTTCGCTGGAGAGGCAAGTCGAGGATGGAGTTGTACGTTGCGCCTGTTGTCAAAAGCAGATTGGGCAACACACCGGAATCGTCCGCTGACGCAAGCCATGATCCCTACGCCAGAGCAAGTAAAGCAAGTCAGGGAAGCCGTGCAATTAAGTAGATCAATAGGCATCACAGCGGCACAGGACTGGTGCGCTGGCGCTTTACACACATCACGCCGCAGTTTTCAGCAATGGGAGACTGGTGCGAGATCTATGCATCCGGCTTTCTGGGAGCTTTTGAAAATCAAAACCGCGCTCATTGCGCATAAATCATAGATGCCGTATCAACAACGGATTACGGATGCCCGAAAAAACCCGCCTGGGCGGGTTTGTTGGTGGTGGGACATATTGGGCTAGTCGTCGAAGGCCAGTGGCAACTGATCTCCTTTAACTGGGAATGACCTGTCAAGCATCTGCTTAAATTGATCCCAATCGTCGGCAGCACGCATCAGGCCAGTGACTGCATGGATCTGTTGGGAGCAGTTCCTCCTTCTTTCTCCCACTGCTGAACTGCGCCACGACTCACACCTACACGGTCAGCGAACTGCTGTTCTGTTAGGCCCAGCTTGAGCCGTCCATCTCTTATGCGCGTGTGAACAGTCATTTTTCACATCCTATAGATAGATAATCTTGCATAGATAGAAAAACTAGCTAGAATGGCCGGCATGAATGAATCATGCGAAAAGCCAATTGACACCGCCATTCGGGCGCTGGGTGGTGTTGCAGCTTCTGTTCGGGCTCTTGGGCTGAATGGTCACGCGACCATTTACCAGTGGCGAAAAACGCAAGTCCCTGCGGAACGATGCCCATCCATTGAGGAAGCCACAGGCGGTGCAGTGCGCTGCGAAGACCTGCGTCCCGATGTTCGATGGGATGTTTTGCGTGGGAAGCCAGCCCCCACCCCCTCCGATCAGGGGTCGTGATGTCAGAACGGCAAATCGCCCTCCGGCACCGGTTTGGGAGCAAACGCCGCCTCCAGCGCCAGCTCCACCGTCTCGCCACCACTGTAGGGCGAGGCACTGAATTTCGCCGTGCCGATGCCATGGCGCAGCTCCTGGCCGAGGCCAAGGGGATTGATAAGTCCCGGCTGCTTGGCAACTTGCTGGAGAAAACGCTCTTGGGTGAGGGGCATGCCTTAAAGGTAGCAGCGATGCGCCTGGCCCGCGTGGGAATCGTGGGGATTGATAGGAGGGGCGAATGAAAACAGCAGTTACCTGCACCAGCCTGCGCAGCTACGACGCGCTGAAGGCCAGCGGCTTCAAAGGACAGCATGCGGCCATCGTGAGCCACATGGAGCGCGGGCAGATTTACAGCCGCCGACAACTTGCCAGCATGACCGGGCTCGAGACCAGCTCCATAGCGGGACGCTGCAACGAGCTCATCGAGGAAGGTTTGCTGGTGGTGTGCGGAACGATGCGCTGCCCGATCACTGGCCGAAATGTCGAAGCGGTCAAGTTGGCGGAACGCCAGATGGAGCTTTTGAGTTGACCACAAAACCAATCCCTTACCCAGCCGACACCAAGGCCAAAGGCTGGCGTTTCGAGCTTGACCTGGAGCGAGTCATGCAGTCTGACACCTGGGCGCTTGCCACGCCTGATTTGCGGCCTTGGCTGCTGATGCTCTGGACAACTGCATGGCAGCAGCAGCCCTGCGGCTCTATGCCTGCCGACGAGACATTGATGGCGGCCAGGCTCGGCATGGCATCCAAGGCCTTCGCCAAAGCCAAGTCGATTCTTCTGCGCGGCTGGTGGCTGGCAGAAGACGGGCGCATGTACCACGACACCATTGTGGAGCGCGTGCAGGAAATGCTCGATTACAAGGCCAAGGAAAAGCAGCGGAAGGCCGACTACCGGGCAAGGATGGCCGGAAATGTCCCACGGGACAACAACGGGACAGACGCAGGACAGACGCAGGACTCCGGTGGTAGTGACGCTACCGGAACCGGAACCGGAACCGGAACCGGAACCAGTATTAACAACAACAGCAACAGCGCGCGTGAAAATTTTTCGATGACCTCCGGCTGGCAGCCGTCAGAGAACTTTCAGACCATCGCGCACCTGGCTGGGGCCCCCATCCCGAAACCGGAAGACGTTGGCGAGTTCGTTTCGTACTGGCTCGGCAATCCGGCCATGCAGCGAACGCAGCACGAGTGGGAGCATGCCCTGGCCAAGTCGCTGAAAAAGACCAGCGCAAGGGCGGCCACGGCGTCAAAAAAGGCCGCTCCTGCCAAAACTTTTGCTGAACGCGATCGCGAGGCAGGCATGCTCCGGTGGGAGCAGATGACCGGGCAGATCCACCCCGACAACATCCCGAACGCGCCGGCATCGGTCGAGCTCGTCGCAACCACCCAAACCCTGCTGGAGGCCCGATGAGCACCGAAGCCGTCGATTACGTTTTTCGCACCCTCGCGGCCACCTACGGCGCCGAGTGGGACCGCAGCCTGGGCACCGCGCCCATCGGCGATGTGAAGTCGGTCTGGGCCGACGCGCTGGACGGCTACACCCACAGCGATTCGGCCAAGCGCGCCATCCTGTGGGCTCTCAAAAATCTGCCCGAGCGTGCCCCCAACGTGCGCCAGTTCGTGGCGCTTTGCAGGCTGGCGCCGTCGCCCGATCTGCCGCGCCTGCCCGAGCCCAAGGCCGACCCGGAGCGCGTGAAGACCGAGCTGGCGAAGCTAGGCGACCTGCGCAAGGTGGCCACCGTGAGCGCGCACGACCCCAAGGCCTGGGCCCGGCGCATCCTCGACCGCCACAGCCACGGCACCATGATCAATCGCTCGACGCTGCAGATGGCCCGGGATGCGCTTGGGGTGGCGGTTTGACATGCGACGCCTGCAAATCCTTCAGCGCACAGCCGCTCAGTGGGGCCTATCGGTTGACGTGCCTGCCATGCTGCGCTCGCCTCGTCCTTTCCACCCATCCCGACAAGCAGCAGGCCGGCATCATGCTGGCGGCCATCGAGCGTCAGCCCGAAGCGCCCACGCGCGCGCAGGTGTTGGCGCTGGTGTCGCAGACGTTGGCGCTTTGGCCGAAAGCGACGATAACGCCCACAGCCGGGCCACAGGGGGCCAAGCGTGATTGAGGTGGTACTACCGTGGCCTCCCCGGGGGTTGAGTCCCAATGCCCGCCAGCATTGGGCCGCACTGGCCAAGGCCAAGAAGTCCTACCGCGCGCGCTGTGCACTGCAAGCGCGGGCGCAGGGTTTGGTGCGCGTGTCTGACGGTGCACACGCCCACGCGCTGATTGCGCTGACGTTTAGCCCGCCAGACCGCCGTGCGCGGGATCTGGACAACGTGCTGGCGTCGCTGAAGTCGGGTCTGGATGGCCTGGTGGATGTGCTGGGGGTGGACGATGCACGCTGGGCGCTGTCGATTCAGTGGGGCGCGCCGGTGAAGGGTGGTGCCGTGCGCGTGGTGGTGGAGGTGATGGGATGCTGACACCCAAGCAGGCGAGGTTTGTGGAGGAGTACCTGATCGATCTGAATGCCACACAGGCGGCTATTCGGGCGGGGTACAGCATAAGAACAGCTGAGCAGTTAGGATTTCAGTTGCTTCAAAAAACTTCAGTCAAGGAGCAAATCCAGGCCGCCATGGACAAACGCTCCGCAGTGGTTGGCCTGACCGCTGCCGATGTGCTTAGAGACATTGATCTTGTAAAGGCTGATGCCATGCGCAAAACGTACGACAAGGAGGGGAACGAGGTGATGGCCAATCACGCCGCTGCCTTGAAAGCCCTGGAGCTACAGGGAAAGCACCTGAAGATGTTCACCGATAAGGTGGAGCAGTCCGGCCCCAATGGCGGGCCCATCGATTCCAAGTTGACGATTGAGTACGTTCGTCCGAACGCGGTGGGCAGCCAATGAAGGTGCAATTGCCGGAGTGGGCAGACAAGCTCAACGACCCAGCCCGCTACAAAGTCATGTACGGCGGGCGTGGGGGCGGCAAGTCCTGGACGATTGCCCGTGTACTGCTGTTGGATGGCCTGCAAAACCCCGGGCGTATTCTGTGTGCGCGTGAAACCATGAAATCCATGTCGGATTCGGTGCATGAGGTGCTGAGCAAGCAGATCGAGGCCATGAACCTGGGCGGGCGCTACCAGGTCATGGCGAACGAAATACGCGGCATTGGCTTTGATACCCAGTTTGGCTATGCCGGTCTGCGCACGCAGGGCATCACCAATATCAAGAGCTGGGAAGGCGCCCGCCGTTGCTGGGTGGAAGAGGCCCAGGTGGTGTCGAAGAAGTCGTGGGAGGTGCTGACGCCCACCATTCGGGCGCCGGGTTCCGAGATTTGGATGGGCCTGAATCCCGAACTGGATACCGACTACACCTACACCGAGTTCGTGCTTAACCCGCAGCCCGACAGTATCGTCATTCCGGTGAACTGGCGGGATAACCCATGGCTTCCCGCTGAGTTGGAAAAAGAGCGATTGGTGAAGATGGAGCGAGACCCCGAGGGTTATAAAACCATCTGGGAAGGCCATTGCCGTGCCGCAGTGGAGGGCGCAATCTACGCTCAGGAGATTGACGCCATGCAGCGCACCGGGCGCTTGTGCCGGGTTCCATACGACCCGCTGCTGCCGGTGCACACGATCTGGGACTTGGGGTGGAATGACCTGATGGCGATCATTCTGGTTCAGCGCGTTGCTTCAGAGCTGCGGGTTATCGGCGTGATCATGGACAACCTGCGCACGCTGGACAGCTACGTCAGCGAACTGGAGGCGCTGAAGTACCGGTGGGGCACGGACTGGATACCGCATGACGGCCGGGCCAAGAACACCCACACCGGCAAGAGCACCGAAGAAATGCTCAAGGCCATGAAGCGCCGTGTGCAGATCGTTCCGCAGATTGGCATTGAGGATGGTATCAAGGCGGCGCGGATGATGTTCCCCAGGGTAGTCATGGACAAGGGTGCGTCAGAGCTGCTGAACAGCCTGAAGCGGTACAAGCGGGTGCAGCACAGCAATGGAACCTTTGGTGCCCCCATGCACGACGACGCAAGCCATGGCGCCGATGCCTGGAGGTATCTGGCCGTGGTAGCCGACAAGCTGAGCAACGGTCAGCAAGGCACCTACGACTTCACCCAGTCTGCAGCGCAGGGAAGTGCTATTTAAATTGACAGTGCGATAGTTTTATGCTATCGTGCGATCCATCTTCGCACCGTTGGGAAACGTCCGATGTACTTATTTCAGGAACAGCCGTGGCTGACGTTCTAAAGGACGCACAACGGCTCTATCAAGACTCACTCGAAGCCACGCGTGACCAGCGCCTGCAAGTCGAGGAGGATTTGAAATTCTCCGACCCCTCCAATCCCCAGCAGTGGGACGAGGCGGTCAGGCGGCAACGTGAAAACGACCCGGGCGGAAAACGTCCTTGCCTGGTGCTGGATCAAACCGGCCAGTACGTTGCCAATGTGGCAGGCCAGGTCGAGAAGCAGCCTCCCGCAATCCATGCCATCCCTGTTGGTGGCGGTGCTGACAAGCAAGCTGCAGAGCAGATTGACGGGCGTTTTCGGCACATCGAGCACGCATCCTGCGCCATCCAGCACTACGCCCGCGCCCTGACCAGCGCAGCCCGTACCGGTGTTGGCTATCTCACGGTGCGCCCGGTGTATGTAGATCGTTCACTTGGATGGCAAGAGCCGCGCATCGGCAGCGAGCCCGATCCGCTGAAAGTGGTGTTCGACCCATGGAGCACAGAGACCGACGGCAGCGATGCCACGGACGGATTTGTGCTGACCAGTATGTCCATTGCCATGTTCCAGGCCAAGTGGAAGGGCCAGGAGGCAGTGGACTTCGGAGACCCGGAGTACAGCCGCCGCGACAATAACCGCAAGTCGGTGCTGATCGCGGAGCACTGGTGCAAAGAGGCCAAGAGTCGCAACGTGATCGTGTACTTCGATGTGAATGGCCAGGAGGTATCAAGCAGCGAAGATGAGTACCACGAGGCCTGTATGGCAGCTGGTGTGCAGTTGCCATATATTCGCAACTACACCGACAAGTTCGACTATGTTCGGTGGAGCCGCATGTCGGGCGCGGACATTCTGGAGGAATCGGAATACCCGGCTGACTCCATTGGCATCATCCCGGTTTATGGCTATGTCGGCTTCACCGATGGCCGCATGACCTACTGCGGCATTCCCCGCCGCGCGCGCTCAGCACAGCAGGCCTACAACTACCACAAGAGCGAATTGCTGATGCCCGGTGCGCAGCTGCTGGCCTCCAAGCGTGCGTTGGCCGGTGTGGAGAAGATCTGGGATCGCAACCAGGTAGAGCGCAGGGCGTACATGCCCTACAACGACTATGACGACTCCGGGGCCATCTCCGCGCCCTCGATGATCAAGGTGGGCTCGTCGCTGGTTGACCATGTGGGCGGGGCTGATAGTGCGCTGCGCGACATTCAGGCCAGCATTGGCATGTATCAGGCCAATCTTGGAGCACCAAGCAACGAATCCAGCGGCGTGGCGATTGAGTCGCGCAAGCAGCAGGGCGAGGCCAGTACCGCACATTTCCCATCGCACCTGTCGGCCAGCTTGGGGCAAGTCGGAAAGATCGTGATGCAGATGGATGCGCGCCTGGCAGACACCCAGCGCGAGCAGCCCATCATCGGCGTGGACGGAACGGCAGGCAAGATCGAAGTCAACCCCGAACAGGAAACCAGCTTCGAGCGCCAGCCTGGTGGCGGCGTTTCCATCAACCCCAGCGTTGGCAAATACGGTGTGCGCGTGGTGGTGGGCGCCAGTTACAGCACACAGCGCAGCCAGACCAATGCAGCCTTTGGCGAGATCATGCGCGGAAATCCCGAGTTGGCCCCCACGGTAGCGCCGTTCTGGGCACAGACGCTGGACTTCCCGGGTTCTGACAAATTCGCCCAGGCCATGGCCGCCATGGCCCCGCCTCCGGTAAAGGCCATCATCCAGCCAGAGGGGCAAAACGATGCCCCCGATCCGGCCAAGCTGGCCCAACAAATGCAGAAAATGCAGCAAGTGCTGGAGCAGACCCAGCAAGCCCTGCAAGAAGCCATCCAGCACGCCAAGGATGCGCAGGAAGACGCCGACATGGCGATTGCAGAGGTGGCAGATTCCAAGCGCATGGCAGAGGTGCGTGAGCGCGAATTGGACATTCAGGCTTACAACGCAGAAACCAACCGGCTGAAGGTGACGGGTGCCAATGTGGACCAGATCGAGGCGGTTACCCGGGGCCTGATTGAACAGATGCTGAACAACCCAGATCCATTGCCAGGCGAAGAGGGAAGCACGGAGCACATGGGTGAATCTGCAGAACCTGATGAGGCCGGCGAAGTGGGTGAAGTTGCGCCGACAGAACTAATTGGCACTGAAGGAATGGATCAATTGGCTGCTGGGGAAGAGCAGCCGGAATAGTCGCCGTTCACCCGGCATTGAGCGTCCGCTGAGAAGCGCCGCACCTGAACCCCTGGTGACTTGAGGGGAGGGTCTGAATGGAGTGTCCTCCGTGACCACTGAAGAACTGAGCATTGCCAACACCGAACCAGCGGCAAGCCCTGAAGCAAAAACCACGATCGATGTGGAGGCGAAAGAGGTCAAGACTGGTGATGAAAACACCGAAGGCGAAGGCCATGAGGGCGAAGAGGCCAAGGCCAAGCCGGAGAAAACACCCGAAGAGCGTGAACGGGCGCGAATGCAGCGCGGCATTGACCGTCGTACCCGTCAACTCGCTGAGGCCCGGGCAGAAGCAGAATATTTGCGCCAGCAGTTGACACAGGGGCGAAACAAGCAAGACAATGCACCATCCGCAGACGATAGCGAACCTCTATCGCTGACTCGGGCACAGATTGACGAGATGGTTAAAGCAGAAGCTGAAAAGCTCGCGCCGACCATCAACGACAAGGCCCTCGAAGTCCAGCGACGCCAGAGCGTGATTCAGTCGCTTGCCAAAACGTGGGGCCAAGAGAAATTCGACGAGCTTTCATCCGATCTGGATGACGCCGTCGGCGGACTGACAGACAGCAGCGGCAGCATCAAGCCTGCCATCGAAGCTATCTTCGAAGCCGATGAACCTGCCAAGGTTATCGAATACCTCGCCGACCCGGACAACCTCGAAGAAGCTGAGCGCATTGCGCGCATGGGGCCGATTCAAGCAGGCAAGGCAATTGCCAAGCTCGAATCCAAGCTTTCCACGCAAGCGCCCAAGCCCAAGACGAAGGTTTCAAACGCTCCCGCACCGCTGGAAGTTGTGCGCGGGCAGGGGAAAGTTACTGGTGCGCCAGACCCATCCGACACCAAGGCGTGGATGCGCTGGCGCAATGAGCAAGAGCGAAAAGGGCTCTGATTTTTCAATTCTTAACGCTGAGAAGCGCTGGAGCAAACAATGGCAAACGCACTAGTTACCGCAACCGTAGTGACCAATGAAGTCCTTCGGATCGCGCACAATTCATCGGCCTTCCTGGGCAATGTCAATACCGACTATGACAGCGCCTGGGATGGTCAATACAAACCCGGCTCAACCGTCAAGGCCCGTGCCCCGGTGCAGTTCACCCACCGCGACGGCGAAACCGCCAGCGTGCAGGACGTAACCGAACGATCGGTGGATGTGGCCCTGCAGCCTCTGCTGGGTCTGGATTTCGCTGTGGGATCTACCGATCTGACGGCCTCCGTTGGCTCCAATGGCAGCATCAACAAGGCATTCCAGGAGCGCTACCTCAAGCCCGCAGGTTTGAAGCTGGCCGCACTGCTGGATTACCGCATCGCCACGCTGATGAAAAACGGCTTTCACCAGATCGTTGGCACGCCCGGCACGCCCCCTGCGTCGGTTGCTGACATCCTGAACGCCCAGGTGCCCCTGGACCGCATGAGCGTCCCCCGCGATGGCAACCGCATGGCTGCCATTGAACCGGGTGCCAATGCCACCATTGTGGCTGGTCTGTCCACCCTGTTCAACAACCAATCCATGCTGGGTGACCAGTACAAGACCGGCGTGTTGAAAACTGGCATGGGCCTGGACTTCGCCATGAGCCAGAACGTGCCTTCCCACACCGTGGGCCCGCTGGGTGGCACCCCGCTGGTGAACGGCGCCAACCAAGGTCTGATCAATGCTGGCGCGACCGACAACCCGTTTGCCGCGACCACCTCGCTGATCACCGATGGCTGGACTGCTGCTGCAGCTGCCCGCCTGAACCAGGGTGACACCTTCACCATTGCCGGCGTGTATTCGGTCAACCCCGAGACCAAGGCCAGTACCGGTGTTCTGCAGTCGTTCCTGGTGACTGCGAACACGTCTTCGGACGGCTCCGGAAATGCCACGGTGGTGATCAGCCCGGCCATCATCGCCGGTGGTGCCTACCAGAACGTGACTGCCCGACCTGCCGATAACGCCGCGCTGACCATCACCTCCGGTACCGCCAGCACCACCTACACCCAGAACTTGGTCTGGCACAAGGACGCGTTCACCTTCGTGTCGCCCAAGCAGGAACTGCCAGGGGGAATGGACATGGCCTACCAGGCATCCATGGCTGATGAAGGTGGCGTGTCGCTGCGCTTCGTGCGCGGATTCGACATCACCAATAACCGTTTCGTCAGCCGCTTCGACATCCTCTGGGGTGGCGCTGTGACCCTGCCGAACTTCGGTGTGCGTCGTACTAACTAGGCACAAAGGGGGCTTCGGCCCCCATTTTTGTCACCACTTTTCAAGGAAATTCGCCATGCCCGCCATTCCATCAACCATTCCCCGCCTCAATTCAGGCGGCTCCGTCATAGGTACTGGTCAATTCCGTCAGGTTATTGACGGCGTTGGCGCAACCCGCACCCTCGCACCCGAAGAATCGGGCTCTCTGTGCCTGTTCGACTCCGCCGCTGGTGTCGTTTACACGCTTCCAGCTCCCGTAGTTGGTATGCAGTTCGAGTTTCTGACCAAGACCACGATCACCTCGAACTCGGCCAAGATCGTCACCAACGCGGCCACCACGTTCATGACTGGCGGCCTGGCCACCGTCAACAGCGGCGCGGCCACGGGTCAGTTCTTCGCAGCCAACGGCACCACGCACCGTTCCACCAACGGTAACGGCACGACCACGGGCGGCATCATCGGCGACCTCATCCGCTGCACGGCCATCAGCTCCACCGTATGGGCTGTGGATGGTGTGGTGAACAACACCGGCACCGCTGCCACTCCGTTCGCAACGTCTTAACCCAGCAAGGGCTGGCCGCAGGGCTGGCCCTTTTTGCGATTCCGAAGAAAACATGGAGAAAACATGGACTACCCCCTGAATCTGCAACTCCCTGCACCCGCAATCGGTTTTGCAGTGGCGAACGACGAGGCCGAACACATTGCCCTGTCCGAACATGGCTACCAACCTGCTTTCGTTGCTTCCGATGCCGATCCTGCAGAGGCTGACGCCACTGGAAAGACCGTAGAAAGCGTGCGCGCAGAGCTGGACGCGCTGGGCATCCCCTACAGCAAGCGCCTGGGCCTGTCCCGCCTGATTGAACTTCTTCCCGCCGACTGATACAGCATGAACGCTCTGGAAATCATCAACGACGCCTACGAGCGGTGCAACAAGCTCACGCCGGGTGAGCCCCTGAGCGCGGACGATGCGGCCTTTGCCCTGCGTAAGCTGAACTTGCTGGTGGACGAGCTTTCAGCCAAGACGCTGTTCCTTTACAAGAACGTGCTGACCAGCGCAGCGCAGACCGGCCACATCACGCTGGGCGCTGGTGCCTGGGCTGCAATCGAGCCAGGCTCTGAAATCGTCAGCGCAACCTGCGATGGAATTCCCATGGATCCCATCACCATGCAGCAGTACAACGCCGTCTATATGCCGGGCACGGTGGGCACACCCAGCCTCTATGCGCATGACGGTCTGAGCACGGTCTACCTGGTGGACGTTCCCAATGGACAGACGATCAAGCTGCAGACCCGTACCACCGTGACCGCGTTTGCAGACATGGCCACTGAATACACGGCCCCGCCTGGATTCAAGGCTGCCCTGGGCGCTGGTCTGGCAGTGCGTATCGCTCCCACCATCGCCGGAGGCGTGACAGCGGACATGCTGCGTGCAGAGAAAGCGGCCATGGGTGCGATCAATGTCTCCGACCCTGCCATCGTGGATGTGCACAGCTTCTCGGGCGGTGGCATTCAATACCCTGCGAGGTTGTTCTGATGTCAGACAACCCGCTTCAACGACTTGCGCCACCGGCCAGGCGTAATGCGCTTCAGGCGCTTGTCGATGTTGCGCGTGGCGCAAGTAATAGCGCGGCATCCACTGTGAGTACTCCAGTGGATGGTATTGCTTGGCTATTGCGTAAAGCTGGAGTTCCAGTGCCGAAAAGCCCTGTTGGTGGCAGTGAATGGATGGCGCAAAACGGATTTACATCGACGCCAGACGATGCCAACATGGGATTGCTTGGGGAGGCCATCGGCGGTATTTCACCGATGCTTGTTGCTGCGAAAGGACCACAAATAGCGCGAGTCATTAATCAGGCAGCCAGCAATATTTCATCTCCTGGATTGCTTAGTTCGCAGGCAGGGATGATCCGCATATCTGGTCGTGGCCAAATTCCTGAGACGCGCGGAGATGTGAACAAACTTGCAGACAGATTTGGCAGTCTCTTGGATGACGCCGGGGTGCAATACACGCATGACAAGAGCAGACTCTCTCCGGCACGTTATTTTGAATTTGACAATCCACAGACGGCAGCAAGTGAACTTGGGCCAGATCGTTTCAAGGTTCGTATTAGTGACCACAGGAATGTTCATGGCGCGGACATTAGCGTTGATCCAGTTACTGGTGGCACGTTTGAGGAGATGCTGCAGTCAGTCCGAGATATTGGAATCCCCGTAGGTGACAAAGTAAAACCAGCCTCAAAGTCCGTGATTGACGACGCAACACTTCAAAAAATTTATGGCCTTTCAGTTGAAGAGATGCGATCCAGAGGAATGAATTTGGATGCCCTCCGTGCCAGATACAAAATGGGTAAAAAAGGATATTGGGAGCAGCGCGAATGATCAAAGCTCCACAAACTGCTAAAGCGCACCCTGAACCTTTGTATTTACTCTCTAGCGAGTCAGGTATTTTGAAAACGTTCATGAATTTCCTATTTTTTTGGAAGTACGCCTGATGGCCGCACAGCCCTACGTCCAATCAAATGGTGCAGCCAGCGTGGTCTTTGCGCTTTGCCTCAAGGTAGGCCGCATGCGCTTCTTCGGGGGTGTCGAAAATTCCAAGATAGCGGCGCACTTTGTTCGTCTTGATTGTCGCCGTCCATTTTGTGGTGACTCTTCGACCAACGCCGCTTTTAGCGATGGTCACACCAAGAAGTTTGCTCGAATTTGCTGCATTCCCATTGCGCATGTTCTGAGCATTTATGCTGCGCTCTGCGTCTCGAAGGTTGGCAAATCGGTTGTCGGATCGGTTTCCGTTGATATGGTCAATCTCATCAACCGGCCACTCTCCGGTCATGTACAGCCACGCAAGGCGATGCCCATAGTGGTGGCGCTTACCAACTCCAATCACGACATATCGGCTCACAGCATTGATGCTACCGACAGTCTGTCCTGGCACCCATCTTTTTGGGCCTGGGTTTTCCAAGCGAGTAAACACGCCCGTTTCGGGATCGTAATGAAGAAGCTCGCGCAGACGCTGCGCGGTAAGATCGGCAATAGCCATGATGCACTCCAGTTGCTGATTGGTCAGAGGCCCTGGAGTGTTAGCGCACTGCCGGGGCTTCGCTATTTTACTTTGGGGCCTGCATAAATGGTGGCCAATTCTGTCGTAAATGCGGTTGGACCTTCGTATCACCTGGCGGATGTGAAAGCGGCTTGCCAGTCGGCAATCAACTGCTACCCGCAAAAGCTCGATGGTGATTCCTGGATGCTGGCCAGCAGCCCGGGCGAGGTGCAGATTGCCGACCTGAACTATGAGATTCGCGGCTCCAAGAATGTGCAGGGCCGCTGGTTTGTAGTGGCCGGAAACACGCTGTATGAGGTTACCGCTGCAGGCACTGCAACCGCGCGCGGTACGCTCTCCAGCGCCACCGGCTTCGTCGGTATGGACGATAACAAGACCCAGTTGGCAATCGTGGATGGCCCAAACCTCTACGTGTTCACCCTGGGCACCAACACCCTGACCACAGTCAGCGCAAGCGGCTGGCGCGGCTCGGACGATGTGTACGAGATGGATGGGTACTTCATCTTTGTGGACCCTGATACCGACCAGTTCTATGTCTCTGCAATAGATGACGGCACCAGCCTGGATGCGTTGGATTTCTCCAGCGCTGACTCTGCGCCGGACAACATCGTGACCCATCGTGTGATGCATCGGCAGCTCTGGCTGTTTGGTGACATCAGTACCGAAATCTGGATCGACAGTGGGGAATTGGCTTTCCCCTTCACCCGGTACAACAGTTACACCATGGACGTGGGCTGCGTGGGCAAGCGGGCGGCCATCAACGCGGCCGACACCTTGTTTTGGATTGGCAAGACCGAGCGCGGCACGGGTATCGTCTACATGGCAAGCGGCAACCAGCCGCAGCGGGTGTCCACCATGGCGGTGGAGCAGGCCCTGGCCGCAAGTACCGACATTTCAGCGGCCACCATGTGGACGTACCAGATCGAGGGGCATGAGTTCATTGCCATCAATGCGCCGGGCCTGTCCACCACCTGGGTATTTGATGCAGCTGTGCAGCAGTGGCACGAACGGGCAGAGTGGGATGCCGGATGGATGCCATTGCGCTCCATGCTGGTGACCGCCTACGCGGGTGAGCACTTCGCAGGCACGGCCGATGGCAAGCTGGTGCGCCTGGACGCCAGTGTGAACAATCTGGCCGGTCGTGTTCTGGTGCGTGAGCGGACGTGGCCGCACCTCAAGAAGGCCAGTATGGAGCCCATGAGCTTCTTTGGCTTGGAGTTGTCCATGAATACCGGGAGCGGTGGGTTTGTGACGCTGGAGATCAGCAATGATGGCGGCAATACCTTTGGCCCCAAGCTGTTGCGCTCCTTGGGTGCCATTGGCCGCTGGATGCAAAAGATTCGCTGGCTGGGCCTTGGATCGGCCTACAACCGGGTGTTTCGCATCCGGTGCAGTGACGATGTGCCGTTCTCCATCTATGACGCTGCGGTGGATGCGCGATGAGTTCCGTATCGTTCCCCCAAGCCCGCATTCCCATTGGCTACGCCATGGTCAACGGCCAGCGCGTGCCGGTAGAAGTCGACCAGGAATGGATGCGCTCCTTCTCCGCTTTGCTGGACCGATCCGGCGGCGTGAGTGGTAGCACGGCCTTTGCCGAATACCTGCCGATCTTCTTCGATGTGCAGCCAACCGATCCAGCACTACAAGAGGCCCTGCGCGCCGTGGATGAGCTGCGCAACGAACTGGCATCCACCCGGGCTGATTTGCAGGCCCTGCGCTCGATGCTGGACGATGCCATGGCGCTGCTTGATGTAGGCCAGCCATCCAATGAGCTGCGAAACCGAATTGAACAGATTGAAGGGAGATTGATGTGACTATTTCTTACAGCCAGTTCATGGCGCCCACGGTGCTGGGGGCTGCTGCAGCCACGCTGTTCACAGTTCCTGCAACCCCGGCATCCATCTTGCTGCGCGGTGGCCGTATGCGCCTGACCAATACCACGGCGGGCCCTGTGACAGCCACGCTCTATGCCGTTCCCTTGGCGGGCGCTGCTGCCGATGGCAATGCATTCCTGAAGGGCAAGTCCATTGCAGCAAATGACTATTTGGACATCGATGTGCCGCTGATGGGGCCGGGTGCTTTCGTGCAGGGCTTGGCCAGTGCAGCCACTTCGATCACTGCGCACATGATCTCTGGGAGTTTGTTCTCGTGACTGAAGTCTCTGCATCAATGCGCCAGAAGGTCGAGACGTTGGAGTTTGAGTTGTCCAATGTCCCGCAAGTGAATTGCCCTGTGCGCCACTATTTCGCTCCCGGCTTATATGCCCGCGAAATCACTATCCCAAAAGGCACGGTTTTGACTGGCGCAGTGCACAAAACCGAGAACATCGCAATTTTGTCAAAGGGCACTTTGCGACTTGTGACCGATGACGGCACTGTGGAAATCAGTGCACCCCATGTCCTGACCGTTCGGCCTGGAATGAAGAATGCAGCGCTGGCTCTTGAGACGGCTGTGTGGACAAACTTCTTCCCAACGACAGAGACCGACACCGACAAGCTGGTGGAACTTTTGACCGAATCGAAAGCCTGTGACCTTCTTGGTGGGTCTGAAAACTTGCAACTTGCAGCCAATCGGGCGGCAGAAAGAATAGGGGTTTGACATGTCATTCGGAATGTCCGCAGGTACCGCCGCGCTAGTTGGAACAATTGGCGGGGCACTCATTTCGTCCAGCGCAACCAGAAGCGCATCAAGTCAGCAAGCAGATGCCACCGCAGCCTCGCAGGGCGAAAATGCGCGCCAGTACGATCTGACGCGCAGGGACTATGCGCCGTACCGCGAAGCCGGTGTGAAGGCGCTGGGCCAGCTGCAGGGCGAGATGAACACCATGCCAACCTCCGCCGAGGTCATGAGCGACCCCGGCTATCAGTTTGGACTGAAACAGGGACAGCAGGCACTGGATCGGAAGGCAGCCGCTGCTGGTGGTCGTGTTTCCGGAGCAGCCTTGAAAGCAGCTAGTGAGTACGGCACCAACTATGCGACCACCGGCTACAACGCGGCCTACCAGCGCAGGCAGGACCGCCTGAACCGCTTGGCGGCATTGGCCGGGGTTGGGCAGTCTGCTACCGGCTCCAGTGCTGCGGCTGGTTCTGCGATGGCAGGTGCAAATGCCAATCTACTGACCTCGCAAGGCAACGCAAGCGGAGCAGCGACATTGGCCCAGGGGAACATCTGGGGCAATGCAGTGAATCAGCTTGGGGCTATTGGGCAGCGTTGGGCGAATCAACCCGCTGCAGTGCAGCCAGGCGCAGCCGTAACTGTTGGCGGGTATCAGGGGTAAAACATGGCATCAGAAAACATTTTTCAGCAATACCTGCAGCCCGTTCGCTCGGTGCAGGACTACTCCAACGACATGGATCGGCAGGAGCAGAATGCCTTGACATTGGCCGCTGGCCGCATGAAGGCCAAGGCAGACCAGCAGGCCATGGCAGACGACCAAGCCTATCGAGAGGCGGCCATGCAGTCCGGAGGCGACCAAAACGCACTGGTCAAGGCTCTCATGGGGCGTGGGCTGGTGAAGCAGGCGCAGACAGTTCAAACTGGCATGTTGGAAACTGACGCCAAGCGAGCAACTACAGCAAAAACGAAGGTAGAGATAGATGAGAAGACTTTCGATTTGGCAAAGAAGGCGCACTCCATCTATCAAAACACCCTTGGTGCCCTTGCCTATGACCCAGAGCTATCCAAGGAAAAAGCAATCGCTGCTGGCAAGCAACTCGTTGACGCCGGGATATTGAAGCCTGATATGTACCAGTCATCCATCCAAAACATGCCGGATGACCCTGTTCAACTGAAGCAGACCCTATTGCGTGGAGTTCATGCTCAGTTGACACCTGATCAACTGATTACAACCTTCGCACCAAAGCCCACTGAGGTGACAACGGGCCAGCAGAAGTTCTTCGTGGACAACAACCCGAACAGCAAGACATTCGGCCAGCGCGTGGGGGCTGAGCCGGTGCAGATGGTTGCCACGCCCGGTGAGGTAATGACTGATCAGCGCGCGCGAGAAGAAGGCGCGGCAAATCGCGGTGTGACCATGCGCGGCCAGAGCATGACCGATGCGCGCATGCGAGAGTCTAATGGCAAGGCACCTCCCGGCTACATCTGGGGCCCAGCTGGCGCTGACGGTGTTCCGACGCTGATTGCCGCCAAGGGCGGGCCGGCCGATTTGAAGATGGTCGGTGCACTCAATCAGGACACCCAGGCGCTTACCGGATCGGTGAACAGCATGGATCGTCTGGCTTCGGTTGCCAATGAAGTCCTCAACCATCCAGGATTGAAGGGGATTTCTGGCATGCGCGGTGCACTGCCCAATATGCCAGGCAGTGATGCGGCTGACGCGCAGGCGCTGCTTGGAACTCTGAAATCGCAGGTTGGCTTTGGTGTTCTGCAGGACATGCGCAACAACAGCAAGACCGGTGGCGCGCTCGGAAGTGTGTCGGATGCTGAGGGTAAGCGCCTGGAAGCGAATCTGGCCGCGCTCGACAAATCGCAGTCGCTGGACCAGTTCAAGAGCAATCTGGCCAAGATCATCAAGTATTCGGACGAAGCCAAAGGCCGTCTGCGGGAGGCCTACAACCTCAAGCACGGGTATTCGAGCGTGCAGCCGAGCCAGGCGCAAGGTGGTGCCGCTGCGGCGCTGCCAGCGACCAATCAGCAGGGCTGGGCGCTTCACACGGACGCCAAGGGCAATCAGGCCTACGTGAGCCCGGACGGGAAACAGTTCCAGGAGGTGAAGTAATGGCGTTTGACCTTGCCACCGCAAAGCCGGTTGGACAGTTCGGTGGTGGTTTTGATCTGTCCACTGCAAAGCCCGTTGAAGAGGCCTCCAAAACCACATTCATGGAGAACTTGAAGCAGGGCGCTGGCAATCTGGTGGCCGGTGCCGTGCGCGGAGCGGGGTCAATTGGTGCCACACTGCTTGCTCCGAAGGACATCATCAGTGACGCTTTGGACGGGAATGGCCTGACCCTTGAATCCAACCGCAGGCGCCGTGCAGATATGGATGCCGCCCTCAATACATTGGGCGCAGAGCCTGATTCGACCATGTATGCCGTTGGCAAAGTGGGGGGCGAGATTGCTGGCACGGCTGGCGCTGGCGGCGTGGTGGGCAATGCGTTGACACGTCTGGTGCAGGCTCCCCGTGTGGCCGCTGCATTCCCTGAGCTGGCCGCCAGGGTCAATCCGCTGATTCAGGCCGTGAGCAGCAGTGGCATGACGACCGGTGCCAAAGTTGCACCTGGTGCAGTCGCTGCGGCCAAGGATCTGGCTGTGCGCAGTGTTGGCTCTGGGGTGGCCGGTGCTGTTCAGGCTGGAATGGTTGACCCGAATGAGGCTGCGTCTGGTGGTGCCATTGGTTTGGCCACGCCGGGTGTGTTGAAGCTGGCCGGAACGTTGGGAAGCTCGGTTTACAACGCCGTGAAGGGTGGTAAGCCCAATGCCGGACGCTTGCTGGCTGATGCTCTGGGTGTTGATGAAGCGGGCCTGAAAAAGATCGTTGATGCTGCTAATGCTGCACCGGATTCCATTGTGGATGGCTCCAAACTGACGCTTGGCCAGGCGCTGCAGCACCAGGGTGCCAACATTCCAGAAGCCAAGATGCTGGAGCGGATCGTGGCTGGTGGTCCTGGTGGTGACAAGCTCCTGAAACAGTATCAGGATCAGGCAACCGCACGCATGGCCGCTTTGCAAGGCCAGGGCGCTGAGACCTACATGGGCGCAGCGCGTGAAGAGGCGACCAAGCAGGGCGACATGATCGGGGCCATTTTGCGCACCCAGGCGGGTGACGACAAGGCAGCAGCGCGGGCAGCATGGGAAGCCGTGCACGGTCGGGCTGCGCAAGATGGCGTGAGCCTGCAGCTGCCACTCCAAGACATGGAAGCCGCCATGGGGCCGCTGGGTCGTGGTTCTGTGATTCCGGCCAAGGATGCGCGTGGCGTTTTGCAGGTGGCCAAGGACATTGGCACTGAAGAGTTGCCTGCTGTGGTTCCGCTCAAGGCGGGCCCGGTGAACAAGTCGCAGTCCCTGGAGCAGGCCGTGCGCGCTGCCGGTGGTATTCGTGGTGGTTCTGGTGAGCTGCGTGATCTGGGTATTCGGCAATCTGGCACAACGGGGTTGATCAACAACAAGACCGGGCAAGAGGCAGATTTGCTGGCCGAGGAAATGCACCGCCGTGGCTTCATTCCTGACGCCGATCCGGCCACGCTGTTTGACGCCTTGCGCAATGGTGGTGGGCGCAAGTTGTACGCCAATGACCAGGTTGAGAATAATGCGCTGCAGCGCTTGGCCGAAGCTGCCATGGGCGATGCTCCGGAGGCGGAACGCATTGCCAAGGCGGTGCCGTTTGCAGAATTCCAGCGTCTGCGCCGCGATTCTGGCTCACTGGCGGCAAAGGCCGGGGAGCGTGCGGGCGGAGAGACTGAGGCCGGTGTGCTGGCCAAGATTCAGGAGTTGCTGACGCGCCGGGCAGATGATGCTGCCAATGGGCTTACGCTCGAAGGTGACAACGTGACGCCGGAATTCCTAGCCCAGTACAACCAGGCGCGGGGCATGACCAAGGCCAATGCCGAGCGCTACAAGGGGGGCAACAACATCACGTCGATTCTGCGCAAGCCAGTCGGGCAGGAATACACGCTCAATGGTGACGAAATCGCAAACAAGCTCTGGCACGGTGGTGCAGGCCTGGCCGGTGACGTGACCAACTTGAAGCAGGTTCTTTCTGGTGACAACTACGAGCCAACCATGAATGCCTTGCGCAAACTGGTCATGACCGATGCGGCCAGCAAGACCACGGCATCCGGAAATCTGGGATCAGCTCTGCCGAGGTACGTGGAAAGCCGTCTGCCTGGCTTGCAAGAGGCATTGACGCCTGAGCAGTTGAATGCGTTGACCAGTGTGGCCGGTGACATTCGCAATTCGGAGGCGGCTGCGGCCGTCAATGGGCTGCGTGGGTCAGACACCCAGGCAAAGATCAGCCGTGCGCTTGATGCTGGGTTGCTGGATTCATCGCTGGCCAAGGCTGCGGCCAAGTTGGGGAGTTTCAAGGGTGTCGGTATTGAGCCGCTACGCAACAAGTTGGCAGATGCCGTGATCGGTTACAAGGGTCGCACATTGGCCCAACTGCTGGCTGATCCGAAGGCTGCGGCTGCCGCTCTGCAGGACCAGGGGTTCACGCATGGCCTGGATGCCAAGACGCTTAAGGCTCTCGAATTTGCTTCTGGTCTCGTTTCTCGCGGAGCCGTCCCGGCTCTAGCAGACCGGTAGCCCCAAGCACAAAGGCAATCAGGAACAGGGCCCCGAGTTTCCAAAGCATAAATTCAATCATGCGCCAAATCATAGCTTCTTAAAATCACGCAACCCTTAACGCGCCGCGATGGCGCTGGAGTAAAACATGACAGCTAGTCAACCGGGCACGTTCAACGTGCAAGAGTTCACAGACCTAGGCGACCCTCTGGTGGGCGGCAGGCTCTACACCTACACCCAGGGTACTACCACCCACAAGACGGCCTACACGAATCACGAAGGCACGATTCCCCACACTTACACCAGCGATGGACTGGGTGGTCAGTACATCGCATTGAACGCACGCGGCGAGCTTCCTGCTCCGCTGTACCTTGCAGCTGGGAGCTATGACCTGGCATTGAAGACGGCGGCCGGGGCGACGGTGTGGACGCGCCGCGCAGATCCCGTGTGGGACATCACAAGTGATCTTTCAGCAACCGCTGGAGCTAGCCTGATCGGCTTCATCCAGTCCGGCACTGGTGCAGTGGCCCGCACGGTACAAGATGAGCTGCGCGACACGGTGAAGGCAATCCAGTTTGCTGCGGGTGATGGCGTGACCGACGACACTGCGAAACTACTGGCCTGTATTGCAACCTCCCCGCTATCAATCGACCTGGTTGGAAAGACCTACCGCGTCACAGCCAAGCTGATCTTCTCCGTTGCTGGCATGACCATCAAGAACGGCACCCTGCTGTTTGATGGCCCAATCACCGACCGCCTGGCCAACGTCACCGCGTCCAACGTCACATTTGAAGACGTGGTGTTTGACGGCAACAACAAGCAGCCGCGCTCCGCCCTGATCTATGTTGATACCGGGATTGACCGCCCGAAGTTCTTGAACTGCACGGCAAAGAATCTGCGATGCGTCAATAACGGCACGTCGGTACTGAATGCGACCTATGCGCTGCTGATCAATCCCTATGCCGTGACCAATATCGAAGTGGTCGGCTGCATTTTCAAAGACTTGACCAAATACAACGATGGCGTGACTGGGACCCCCACCGCTGCGGCGACTGTTGGTTATGGATTCATCGGTGGCATCTGCTTCCTTCCAGAAGATATGTCGGTGCCGGTAGCAGCGCAGCCAACGCCAACGTCAGGGATTATTGAAGGCTGCACCTTTGACAACATCCAGACCATCAAAGCTGCGGCGCTGTCTCTGACAGATCAGGCTGGCTATGACGATGCCGATGCCATCCGGACTTATGGCCAGACTGGCGGTGCAGAGCGGATTGATGTGGTGATTTCCAACTGCGTTTTCCGTCGGTGCTCCAAGCGCGCCATGAAGCTTTTGGCCTCTGGAACTGTTGCACATGACAACGTGGTTTATGCAACGGGCATGCAGTACGGGATGATCAACCCCGTTTATCTGGGCAATAACGACGCGGTGCACAACACCAAGGTTTTTGCGTCGGCTGCGCTACCTGTCCAGTCGGGCGTTCAATATGTTCCAAACGGTGAAGCGACCCAGCGGGAAACTCTTGTTGACGGCTTCTTTGTGTCGCATTGCATCACTGGGTATAGCTTCTCTTCTGATGCTTCTTTCTCTGCGGTCACCGGTCTGACAGTTCGCAACTTCACGGCGAATCAGGCGTCGGCTTACGGCATTGCCGAAACTGCGCCACTTCCCACAACTCAATCGCTTTTGAAATTCGAGAATATCAAGATACTCGGAAGCGGGAATAACTTGGTTGGTATCAGCATTCCTGGAAACTCCGACGGCACCACAAGTGGCTGCACTTTCAATAATGTGGACATCAATAATGGAAGCGTCAGCATTGGCGGCGTGAACAATGATGTGGATGGTTTGAAAGTCACCATCGACAACCCGTCATTCGTGGGACTTAGCACCTCTGCTCGCTTGTTCCGAATCGGTCAAGGTGGGTTTGGTGGGTATCAAAACCTGAAGAATATCTTCATCAACGCCTACAACATCGACACGGCATTCCTGAATGCAACTCGTACGGAAATGATTCTGTTCCTGGGCGATAACTGCAACTACAGGAATATCCGAATCAAGGTTCCGGATGGGCTTACCCAGTCTTACCCGCACTTTGAGTTCTACGGCAACTCGTGGGACTTGGATGGCCTCGTATATGACGGCCCGAGCTATGGATTTATTGGCCAGTCGCTCGCGTCCACGCGCTGGGCAATCAAGAACGCTGTGCGCCTAGGCAGCGGCGCAAGTTCCAGCGCATTCTTATATACGGGTAACGCAGGTACTGGCAATGGTTTGTTTGAAAACATTACAGACTTTAGACCGACGACAAATAACACCATCACGATCCACGACGGCCTTGGCGCTGGCAATCGCTTCATCGTCACCAATGTGGCAAGCAAGACCAGCAACGTGACCATCGTTCAAAACGGGGGGCTAGCCACCGTCACCAACGCAATCAACTTCCCATAAGGAGCCACCATGCCAACCATCATTCAATTCGCCAAGTCTCACACCATTCAGTTCGCAACCGCTGTAACGGCGTTGGGTGTCGTGCAGCAGGTAGGCGCGTTCGTGATTCCAGCAGAGTATCAAGGAATGGCTATGAGCGCCATCGGCCTAGCAATTGCGGCGCTGCGCTTCATCACCAACAAGGCACTGTCTGAAAAATGAGCGCCAAAGACCGCGCCATCGACTCCATCACCCGCGCCCTGTGGGACACCGAAATGGTGTCTGCGCGCCTCCTCCTGGGTATTGCCGAGTTCTGGTGGTTCGCGCTGCTGATCTGGCCGGGTGACACCTTTGGCCGCCCCACCTACAGCGGCATGGCGAAGGTCGGGGCAGAGGAAGCCTGGGGCATTGTGTTTGCAGCCTCCAGCGTCACACAGTTCACCATCGTCGTTCGGCAGGACTTCCACTGCTGGGTGGCGCGCTACTTCGCGGCCTGGAACATGGTTCTGTGGGTGTTTGTGGTGGTGTCCATGCTGCAGAGCGTGTACCCGCCACCGGCGGCCATCAGTGCCGAGATCACGCTGGCGCTGGCCGCTGTTTGGATCTGGATTCGACCATTCTTGCAATTGAGAGCCTATGAGCGAGCCGAACGAACTACCCCGCACCTGTGATGCCTGCACCGAAGTCCGCAAGGACGTGGACGGCATCCACGCCCGCCTGGAGACGGCGGAGCACAGCATTTCCCGCATTCGCGAGGGTTTTGTGAAAAACGACCTGGGCAACCCCGACTACGACGGCCACCGGGTATCCCACGCCACCTCCATCAAGAAAGCCGAGGTGGTGCAGGGCTACCAGCGCGACATGACCAAGCGCGCCCTGGAGTGGCTGCTGGTGGCGGTGGGGGTGCTGATTGGGCAAGGGGCGCTGGAGTGGGTCAAGGCGCATTTGAAATAGGAGCAACACGCATGTTCACTGCACTTCTTTCATTCTTGGGCGGCAGCGTTTTTCGCATGCTGTGGGGCGAAATCTCGCACTGGCTCACCGAGCGCCAGCAGCACCAGCAGGAACTCGACCGCCTGCGCCTGCAGGGCGAGCTCGACGCCGCCCAGCACGGCCGCCAAATGGAGAGCCTGCGCCTGCAGGCCGACATGGGCGTCAAGGTCATCGAGGCCCAGAGCGCGGCCGTCATCGGGGGCCTGGAGGCCGAAGGCTGGCTGGAGGCCGTGAAGGCCACCGGCCGCAGCGTGGGCATTGCCTGGGTCGATGCCTGGAACGCCAGCATCCGCCCCGGCGTGGCCACCTGGGCCGTGGTGATGCTGACCGGGGATGCGGCCAAGCTGATCGTGCTTACCGAGTTCACCACCAGCGTGTGCTCTGCGGCCCTGGGCATCTACCTGGCCGACCGCAACCTGGCCAAGCGCGGGAAGTGAGCATGGGCAACGACTACGCCGTGCAAGTGGCCGCGCAGCTATGCAGACGGTTTGAGGGGGTTTATCTTCGACCGTACATCTGCCCCGCTGGCGTGGCCACGATTGGAATCGGGTCAACGGCCTACGAAGACGGCACCCGCGTCACGCTAGCCGACCCGCCCATCACCCCCGAACGCGCCGAAGCCCTGCTGCTGTGGGCCATCAAGCACCGCTACCTGCCCCAGGTGCTGCGCCTGTGCCCGGCCATCCCCAGCCCGGAGAAGGCCGCCGCCCTGATCGACTTCACCTACAACCTGGGCGCGGGCAATCTGAAGGCCAGCAACCTGCGCAGGCGCGTCAACGCCCAGGACTGGGACGCCGTGCCCGCCGAGCTGCGCAAGTGGGTGCGCGGGGGTGGCAAGGTGCTGCGGGGCTTGGTGGTTCGGCGGGAGGCGGAAGTGGCGCTGGTGGAGCAGGGCGCGGTGCAGTAGGCTCTGACCATCTTGCTGACGCCAGCAATATGGTCGAATTTCCGACGAACGGTAAAAGTGCTTGCATAGTCGAATTCAAGAGCGGATCGCTTCGCGCCCGCTTAATTCGGCGTTATACGTCACAGTTCCATCGCCTGTTGAGTCGGCAAAGCTGCTGATTCAGGCGCGAACATTTGTCCTTGTGCCTGCGCTCTGGCTATGCGCTCACAGGCAATGTCAAAGTATTTGCGCTCGCGCTCGATGCCTGTGAAAGAACGCCCCATCAATGCGCAGGCGACCCCGGTGCTTCCACTTCCCATGAACGGATCAAGCACGGTTGCGCCGGTCGGCGCTGCTTCAATCGCCCACTGCATTACTGGCACGGGCTTCTGCGTAGGGTGTTCCTTGCTGCGGTAGTCGCCTCGCGCTAGTGGGTCATGCGTCAGGACTTTGGCGTTACCATCCCAACTGCACCAGGCAAACTCGCACTCGGCAAAAGTCCGGTTCTTGAATCCTGCGCCCTTGTCCCACACCAAGTAGTTGCGACTCGGCGGCAGGTTGTAGTAGTTCCCGCCGAAAATCACATGGTGCGCGGCACGCTCCAGCATCAGAAGCATCAGCCACTGTGGCGGCACCGCTTCATCCCACTTCATGTCGGCAGCGCCGCCCCACTTCTGCACGCCGTATTTGCCGACGCCTGAGCTGGCCCCAATCCCATACGGCGGGTCGGTGCAAAGCAAGTCGTGTGCAGGCAGCAGCGGCAGCACTTCTCGGCAGTCGCCGTGCCAAAGTTCAGCGTTTCCTATCACTACTTTTTCGCTCATGTGTTCTTTCGTGTGTCGTATAACAGGTTGCCCGAAGCCGACGCTTCGCGCGGTTCAGCGCCAGCGTTATACGGCTAGTGCGTCTTCCACCCGTGGGCGAAAAACCACCACCGCGCTAGGAAATGGGGCGCTGTCTTTCGCGTCCCCAAACTTCAAACGGCCCTTCACAAAATGCACCTCGCCTTTTGCGCAGTAGTCGTGCCACCATCGCGTATCAACACGGGCCGGGAGCAGGCAGACAATCGTGCTGCCATGCAGCCTCGCCTGCACATAGGCTTTTTCAACCCATGCGCCAATCTCGCGGCCATAGGGCGGGTTCATCCAGCAAGTGCCCGTCCAGTCCTGCGCCAAGCCGTCTTGCTCGGGCGTGAAAAACTTGTGGCACTTCGTGTTTGTCGGCAGGGCGCACACGTCGGTTTCAAACTGGAAAAAGCCGTTCAACTTGTCGAAGAACGCTTGTGGTGTTGCCCACATATCCGTCTTGCTCGAAAACATCAATTCGTTGTTCATTGGTAAATCCGTATAACAGGTTGGTCAATCCGACTTCGTTTCACTCAGCGGCTTACCGCTAGTGTTAGGGCGCTCTCTCACACCAACGTCTGCTGCTCGGCCTGCTGCGGGAGTAGGTCGCCGCCCACTGCCCGCTCCAGCCGCTTGCAAGCCACGTCGAAGTAGTGCGCCGTCTTCTCAATCCCGATGAACCGGTACCCAAGTTGCAGCGCCGCAACCCCGGTAGAGGCGCTGCCCATGAACGGGTCCAAGATCAGCCCGCCAGGCGTTACGCACTTCACCAGCTCGCCCATCAGGTGCACCGGCTTGCCCGTCATGTGCAGCTTCTGCCGGTGGTCCACCCGTTCGCGCACTAGGCCGGGCCACGGCCCGCCGTGCGCGCTTGGCGCCAGCGGCCCGTTGCTGCCCCACACCAAGTATTCGCACTGGTGCCGGAAGTAGCCGGTGTGCGGGGCTCGGCTGCTCTCGGTCTTGTCCCAGGGCACCAGTCCGCGCCACACGAAGCCGCCCGCCTGGAAGGCATCGGTCAGCATCGGCAGTTGCCGCCAGTCCGTGAAGCACAGCGCGTAGCCTCCGGGCTTCATGCGCTCCTGCACCAGCGTCAGCCAGCAGCTCACCCAAAAGCCCCAGCTTCGCGCGTCGCGGTTGTCGCCGCTGAAGTCCTGGTTTTGTTCCGCGTCCAGCGCGTTGCCGCTCTGCACGTACTTGGCCGCAGTGGTCTGCATGGCACGGTCGCCGCGCACCATGCCGCCGCTGCTGTAGGGCGGGTCGGTAATCAGCGCGTCCACGGTGTCGGTCAGGCTTTGCAGCACGTCCATGCAGTCGCCCCGGTACAGGGTGGCATTGCCAATCACTATCTTCTCTGTCATTCGTAGCCTTTCGCGTTTCTCAACCAGCGCCCTAACCCCTCGCTCGAACCGACCGCCTACGGCGGCGGTTCAGCTCGAACGTTAGGCGTCGCCAAGCTCGCCGCGCAGCATGGCGGCCTCGATTTCATGCACATTCACCTGAGCGCCTTCATCCTTTGACGTCTGGATGCCGTATCGCTTCATGTCGCGGCTCAAAAACTGGCCGAGCAAATGCCGTGCCGTGGTTACACGATCATCTTCTGTAGTCACATGCCACAGCCAGCCCCACGCAATCGCGGCGGCGCTTTTCAGTGCGTCAAGCTCCATGCCTTCCGGCGAGGTCGCGTGCAGTCGGCGCACCGTTTCAAAGTTCCGCGTTTCTTCAGGTGTAGCCATTTCGTTAATCTCAGTCATTTTTGAGCCTTTCCGCTTTGCCCACACAAGAGCAAGCGGTCGGTATCCTGTGTGGCACATAGTGCCGTCTGCAAAAAGGCACTCGTAGTGACGTGGCCCCCATGTCTCGCAGCCGGGGCCGTGTGTTCCGATGTTTGCTCGGCTGGCTTGTTTATAACTTATCTTGCTCATTTGTTGCCTCCAGCGCCAGCCGTATTGTGTCTTTGTCTGTCATCAAAACCTCCACCACCACGGCTTGCGTGGCTTCAAGTTGTCGTCGGTAAGAATTTGCAGAAAAACCCAGAAAAACACCGCCACGACTGCGCATATAGCTATGAATCCGATAGCGGCCAGCAGGTAAAGTAGCTCGTCTGGCTTCTTTACTTTGGCTACGAAAAAGGCAATCAAAGTCACTACGCCGACAATGGCAAAGGCGTTTTTGAGCGCCCGTAGCAGTTCGTTGACCTGGCGGGACTGGGGGCTGTACCAAGGCTTCATCGCACATCCTCCAGCGTCAACACTGCGCCACCGCTCATGCGCCGGTACGACTCCTTGATGGCGTGCTGCAGTTGCAGCGGGCTCGATGCGTCGGCCATGGCTTCCCAGGCGTCCAGGGCGGCGGGCACGTCGCGCAGGCCTGCGGCGTCAAAACCGAAGCGCAGGCCGCGCAGGCGGCGGTCTTTGGCGCGCACCATGGCGGCTTGGCCTAGCTTGATGGTTTCCACCAGCAGCTCGTCAATCTCTTCAGCCCGCACCAGCGCGGCGTTGAGGATGTGAGCCACCAGGTCGAAGTCCTGTTCGGTGGCGCTGCCGTCGCGCAAGCGTTCCAGGGCTACGCGGCACTCGATGTGCTCCTTGTCCAGTTGCCCCGGCTCATTGGGCTTGGCCATGCCCAGCAGGCGGAACGCGGCGGTGTAGTCTTTTTGCCAGCCGCGCTTGTGGCGGGCGGCGGTTCTGTGTGTGGTTTTCATGCTCTAGCCCCCGTGGTTATTGCGTAAGTAGCTATCAAATGCATAGCGGTTAAAGTAGGCTCTGTTGGTTTTGTTTGAAGGCACGCGCGGCCTCGGCCTGGGCCTGCTTGCGTTCCTTGGCCTCGCGCTTGAGCACGTCGGCGCGCACCAGCGGGCATTGCGGGTCGGCCATGTCGATGCTGTAGCTGTGGCCCTGCCAGGTGCAGCCACCGTAAAAGCGGGCAATGGAGAGCTGCGTGTCCAGCCAGCCATAGATGCGCTCGGGCGGTGGGTTGCTGTACATGCTCATTGCTCTGCCTCCCAGCGCTTGCGCCCTTCGGCAATCAGGCTGTACAGGTGCTTCAGCGTGGCATCGTGGTGCGCCTGCCACTCGCGCAGCAGGGCCAGGGAGTGTTCTTTGTCGGGGTGGGTCATGCGGCCTCCGTGGGGGCGAGCCGCAGCGCACGCATGGGTGCCAGGCCCAGCGGCAGCGCCACCGGCATCAGTTGCGGCAACGTGGCAGGGTTCGTCGTCGTCATCATTCGTCCCCCGCCACGGTGCTGCTGTGCCGCAGCACGCCCGGCGTGCTGCGGTCCACGGTGCCGGTGGGCGCGCGGGTAATGGCGGCCACGGCGGCGGGCGATTTCAGGCCGTCGATGAAGCTGCTGCTGTCCTGGCCTGTGACCTTGATGTAATCCACTTCCACACGGGCGGTATCCACTATCACGCTGGCCACCTGGGCCACGGCGCGGGCGCGGTCGGGCTCCATGGGGTTGTTGCGGTTGCGCAGGTCGCGCAGGGTGCCCAGCAGCTCGCTGCGCAGTTCACTGATATGGTTGCTCATGCTGATTGTTCCTTCTGGTTTTCGCGGTTGATGCGGTTGACTTGGCGGGTGATGGCGCCTTTGAGCTGCACCAGGCGGCCATACTCTGGCGAGCGGGTGTAGGGCGAGTTGCGCCGGACGTTGTCGACGCGGCTGATGCATTCCAGGCGCTCGGGGGTGATGTCGTCCAGCACGGCGGTGGCCTGGCCGGGGCGAAACACCACAATGTGCCCGGCTGGTATGGCGCCGTGCGCGGCCTCCCACACCTGGCGGTGCACGGCCACCCAGCGGCGCGGAGCGGGGAGGTGCGTGTCGTCGGTGAACTTGCGCTCCAGGTAGCCATCCTTGCTCAGGCGCAGGGTGCCGATTGGTGCGTAGTTGTGGCTTTCTTCGGGTCGACGCCCAGGCTTGAACTGCGTGCGCTTGCAGTTGTCGTGCAACCCGGTAGAGCCCTTGACACCCTTGTTCCATGGCGTGGCGCCGGGCTGGATGCGCGATGCCACCATGCGTGGGTCGGTGTGGCCGCACTGGATGCGTTTGGCCAGGTCCGATGCGTAGAACGCTTCGGACTTCTTCAGGCCCAGCGCGGCGGCTTTGCTGTAGACCGCGCGCACGCTGGCGCCCATGGCGTCGGCCATGGCCTGCGCCGTCACATGCGGGTAGTGCTCGCGCAGCAGTGCCTCCCAGGCGGGGGTCCAGTGGAAGCGCTTCATGGTCAAATCCTCGCTTTACTGATCTGCCCGGTTCGGCCTGGGCGTGGTTTCTTCAGGCAAATCTGCGAACTGGCGCCGGGCGGCGGCGGTGGCGTGGAGGCCTTGCGCTTCGGCTCGGGCTGGGTGAACAGGTGCGCCACGCTGTCGGGAATGAACCCGCGCGGGTTCCATGGGAAGGGGGTGGTTTTCATGGGGTGGTGGATGGGATCGGTTGGGGCGCAACACCCCACTGCCGCGCCGTGCGCAGCTGTATTTCCAGCGCGGCCAGTTGCGCGGGCGACAGCGGGTTCTGGTAGGGCGGCACGGATTCGGTGTGCACCGACACGGTGCCAAGCGGCGTGTCGCGCAGGGTGATGTGGACTTCGGCCATGGCGCGCTCCTACAGCCCCAGCACCCGGGCCGCCACGTAGCCCGCGGTGCCAAACACGACGGCCACGCTCAGGCCTGCGGTGACACCCACGGCGACCCAGTAGGCAATGCGCTCGAAGGGCGACAGCGATTCCTTGAAGTCGCGCTCGGCCTCACCCAGCACGCAACAGCAGCCGGTGTCGCGGCTGGCCTGCACGCTGGCGGCCAGGGCTTGGGCGGCGGCAGTGTCGGCTTCGTTCATACCCGCACCCCATACAGCATGGCCAGCAGCACCACGCCGGTGGCGTGGAACATGGGGTACTGGTGGCGCTTCTTGCTCATGCGGCCCCCAAAACCAAAGGGTTGAAGGACTGAAGCGGCATTCTGCGGACAAAACGGCAACGGCGCTCGCAGTCCTTGCCGTCGATGGTCTGGAGGCCGTAGGCGAAGTACTGAATGAAGGCGCGGTACTCGCCGTACTGCGTGCCAGTCCAGTACACATAGTTGGTGTCGAACTGGTCCCGCAGGTTGGCGTAGAGCAGGGCGGCTTCGAAGCGCGTGGGCAGGTTGAAGTCCTTGTGGCCATCGGCCTCGATGGTCTTGGCGTGCTCCATCGCAGCCGGCCACTTGAATTCCTGTTCGGGGGCGCAGGCGGCCAAGATCAGCGGGTAGTCATCCTGGCCGTCAAGGCCACGGGCCATGCCCCCATAGATGCCGCCCTGGCCGGGCCAGTACTGGCCGATGCGCGGCGGCTGGCTGGTGGTGGCAGTGGGCGCGGGCGCTTCGCCTTCGGCGCCGGTGTCCACTTCGGGGCCGCGCAGAAGCGCGTCAATGAAGGCGCGCGACAGGGCGGCGGTGCCGGAATTCACATGCACCGTCAGATTTTCGATATGCAGCATGGTGGGTTCTCTGGAGTAAAGGATTGAAGGGTTGAAGGACTCAAGCGATTTGAATCAGGCGGACAAAACGGCAACGGCGCTCGTAGGCCTTGAGGCCGATGTCCTGGCCGCCGTAGTAGAAGTCCTGAACGAAGGCGGTGCTCTCGCCGTTCTGCGTGCTAGAAAAGTAATAGCAGTCGGTTTCGAAGGCCTCGGAATTGCCTGCCTGGAAGTCCTCTGCAGTGGTCTGTGCGGGGCTGTCTGCGGTGTACGGGTAGCCCGCAGGGATGCTGCTGGCGTTGTCACCATCGCGGAAGCTGCAGCAGTTTTCTTCGGTAGTGGGCTTCAGGTAGCGGTAGCCCATTTCCAACACGTCGCGGGCCGGGATGCACCAGTCGGTAAAGCCGCCGATGTTGGCTTCCAGGGCCTTCTGTGCAATGGGGCTACCAGCTGCGGCCATTGCCTGGGTGTTGGCCATGCTGTCGTAGCAGCTGGTGGCGCCGGGCACATCGGTGCAGGTGTCCAACCAATTACCGGTGATTTCACCTTCAGCCCTGGGTGCCCAGACGATGGCGCAGATGGCCAGGCCGATCTTGATCTTGCCGCCGTAGAAGCCGCCTTCGAAGGGCGTTCCGCGGGCTTCGGGGGCGATGATGGCGGGGGTTGTGGTTTGCATAGGTGCTCCGGGTTGGTGGTGGTCAGATGGGGAGTTCGATTTCGGCCTCGTCGGCCAGGGTGCGGGCGCGCTTCTCAAAACGCAGGGCCCACTCGCGGGGTGTGCGCAGAACGCAGCTGGGCGCCATCAGGGCGGCGTCGTTCCAGGGGGCAATTTCCCGCCCTGGGGTGTCGATGACGGGCCACAGCGCATGCCTGTCCAGGTCAAAAGGCAGCAGATCGCGCCGCTCTGTGGCCAGCGCCACCAGGTCAAACTTGCGCACCACGGGGGCGTAGTCGGCCATGGCGTCGAGCAGGCCAAAGCTGTGCAGCACGGCGGCTTCGTGCATAGCCTCCAGCGTGGCCCAGGCCTTGCCCAGCAGGGGTTTCATGGGCGCAGCCACGTCGCCGCAGTACACCTCGTGGGCGTCGTGCATCAGGCCGCACAGCTCGGCCATAGGCCCCCAGCCTGCGGCGTGCACCATGTCGGCCACCAGCAGGCTGTGTTCGGCCACGCTGTAGGCGCGACACGCGTGCCCGGTGTAGCGGTTAATGTGCGCCAGCGCGTGGGCAATCTCGCCCAGGGTGTAGCCGCTTGCGGGTGGGTTCGCCAGGTCGTGCTCGCGGCCGGTGGCGGTCAGAATCCAGGTCATGCGGCCACCTTCAGCAGATCGACGTTGTGGCGGTCGCTTTTGTGCGCAACTTGCCTTCAAACTCGCGCACCAGCCTGGAGAAGGCCAACAGGTCGGACTCCAGCGCCTCGATGGCGGCTTCGTCGCGGGTGATGCGGTGGATGCTCATGTGCAGGCCCATGCATTCCAGGTCGGGGGCCCACAGGCACAGGTCGACCCACTGGCGCCCCAGCAGCCACAGGTAGCCATTGCACTGATCGATGTAGGCGCTGATGTCGCCATCGGCCACGGCGGTGAACAGCGTGTCGCTGCTGACCATGGTCTTGATTTCGAGCACGCCGTCCGTGCCGATCAGCCCGTCGGGCGAGAGGCCGAACAGGCCGTCGTCGGTGGTGATGAAGCCCACTTCCTGTACCAGGTTGCCGGTCATGGCCTCGTAGTGCATCCGGGCCAGCGGTTCCTGTTCGGTGCCGGTGCGCATGGCCGCGTTCTGGAACTTGGGCGGAACGGTGCCGCCCACCCGTTCGCGGGCGGTGTCCATGGCGTACTGCAGCTGGGCCTTGGACGCGCCACCCTTGGCAAGTTTGTCGCGGGCGTCCTTGAAGCGCGAGCCGGTGATGCAGCCTTTGCGGGCCTGCAGCCATTCGGGGCTGCCTTGTTCGTGGTCGTGGTGGATCATTGCGCACCCTCCATGGCCGCTTTCAGTTCCTCGAACTTGCCCGCCAGCACGTTGCTTTCCTCCATGTCGGCAATGTCGGTGATGAACTCGGCGGCCACGTACAGCGCGTCGAGGTTGGGCGCGGCCACCATGGACGCCATGACCTGCGCAAAGGTCTTGGGCGTGCGCGCCTGCGGCTGGGGGGGCGCAGCGGGCGGGGTGTCCACGGTGCGGGCAGCATCGGCTGCTGTGGCCACATCTTTGAGGCGGTTGTGTTCGTCCTTGCCGATGGCCTTGCGGGTGTCGGCGCTGGCGGCTTTCCAGAATGCGCTGTAGGTGGCCACGCCTTCTTCGGCGGCGCTTTGGGCGGCTTCGAGCACGCCGGGGGCGGGGGCGGCGGCCACTTCCTGGGCTGCGCCCATGTCGCGCGGGGTGGCCACTGTTTCCAGTTCGTCGGGGCTGTAGACGCCCAGGATGGCGCCGGGGCAGTACAGGCGGGCCCAGTTCTTGGTTTGCAGGTAGGCCATTTGCTGGCGTGGGTTGGTTTTCCACAGCGGGCTGTTCTTGGTGGTCACCTTGGCCTCGCTGAGCCACTCTCCCCAGGTGATGGCCGCTTCGCCGCGCAGCACGGCGCCCACGCGGCATTCCACGGCGCCGGGATTGCCCTTGTATTCGTAGTGGAAGCGGCCGTCGATGCTGCCGCTGGTCTGCACCACGGCGTTGACGAGCTGGGCCTCGTAGCCCAGGTGGCCGTTGACGATGTGGGTTTTCTGCGCCACGGCAAAGGGGTTCATTCCCCACTGCATGGACTGCATGACCACGGCCATGCAGTCGGCCGGGCTTTTTTGCAGGTGCTGGGGCACGGTGCTGCGCCCGCTGGCCATGAGTTCGGCCACGCGCATCATGCTCTCCATGGTGGCCGCGTTCATGACCATGTTGGCCGTGGCGATGTTGGTTTGTTCGGTGGTGGTGATGGCGTTCATTTGGCGTTTTTCCAGGCAGTTGAAAGGGAGTAGGTGAAAGGCATTCCGCTGGTCAGGTAGTAGCGGGCAAGGCGGTAGGTGATGACGAAGCGCATCACGCCTCATCCTTCACTTCATTGGTGATGGCCAGCAGCTTTTGCACCTTGTCTTCCAAGCTGCGCACCTTCATTTCTGCATCGGAGCGGGTCTTGGAGATTTCCTTGCGCAAGGAATCGACCTTGTTGGCGACCATCATGCTTTCCATGGTGGCCGCGTTCATGACCATGTTGGCCGTGGCGATGTTGGTTTGTTCGGTGGTGGTGAT